CTACAGTAGAGATTTGCACTCCATAGGGTGGGTTGTGTAAGAACCGCCTACACTGGAGCTGTAGATGCCTGGATACATCATCCGCAGGACTTAGGGATGAGTTTGCCTAAAGCAGTTTAGGACTTGGGCTTCGAACGATTAGGCTTAGATTTGGAAGCCTTTGGCCGATTCTTTCCATGGCCCCCAACCGGATCTTTAGCGAACTTACCCTTCTTCTTAACTTGACTATCCTTGCAAGTTGGACATAGCTTGGGTTGGCGAGCGGCTGGTTGGCGCAGCTGCTCGTTTGACAGTTTTAACTCACATTGACATCGCTTACAATGGTGAGCGCTAGTAACATCCCCCCACTTTGACTCAATCAAAGGTTGCACGGTTAAACGTGGAGCGGGGGGTTCTACTTCACTAGTTATATACCACAATTTAAATGTGATAGAACCGTTAGCAGTCTTCACTTCCTTACTTTCCACATTAGTGGCGGACCCACAGGAACCTAAAATACCATCTAAAGACATTTCTCGAGGTGCCTTGATGATATAAGATTGCTTCTTATGGGGTTTTAACCATTCGGAGAGTGACTTACCACGGTAAACCAATTTACGATCGTCCGTCCAGGGAGGATCGAAATAAATCAAACGACTAGCTTCATCAGTCTCAGGGAAGCTATCGGATTTGTGGAGTAAAATACTCTTATCGCGGCAATTAACAAATAAGCAGTTAAAAGCGGCAACATCCTTCTCAACGGCCATAATTTTGGTACGAGGGAAGGCAGCTCGGAAGAGCAATGTATCGACACCTACATGAGCACAAGCGTCGATGATCTGGGAGGGAGGAGTCGGAACGAAAGATTTGATAATGTCATAGAACGCACGAGCATAAGCCGGCTTCGTGCAGTAAATATGACTCTTCTTTGTATAACGTAATTTAGTGAAGTCAATAGGAGAATTCGATGATTGATCTTTGAAGTGATCAGGAATACTACTACCAGACAATGTTTCCACACCAAGTTCACCCGGTTCAGGTGCCGTCGGTAATTGATCGGCAATAATGACTCGCGTGGCACTGGGTGGTAAAGCTGGTTGAGTAGAAATAATCGGAATAATATCATCGACACTCTTGGCTTCATTCAACATGCGGCAATAATCCTCAACCACATGCGTGAAAACTCCGAGAGAGCGTGCAATATGAGCAACGGCGACATCCCGGGGGACTAAATGTTCATTAACCTTACCGGCATAGAGTTGCACGGTATAAGGAAGAGGTACCCGATCATACTCTTTACGTTCAGATTCCATTTTCAACTCACCAAATTGGCGCATGACTAAATTGCACCATTCGCTTAACACTGGAGTATCAGGGTCAAGCACCAAATACCCTTCTGCCTTCCGCTTTAAATAAACACCGCGAAATTTGGTAACAGAGGGATCAGCACTGGGGTAACAGTGAAGTTTGGAGAGTTGCCTACGGACATCTGCCATATTACTACAATCAGTGAACGGACAGGGATAGTAACGAGCAAGGAATGTTAACGGCGCGTGTGATGGCTTGATAGCCAACTTCAAACGCAACCCCAAATCCTTGATGACTTCATCTAACGTGCTATCTGGGTTTCCGGTGATACCATCATCACCACCATAAATACCCAACGCACGCCAGGCTTCCTCTGGTGTCTTACCGGCTTTCCGGAACATACAATAATTAACAAAGGCATTATCTATTGAATTAAACAATGCAGTGTCAGATGCTCCAGAAGCACGGGAACCACCAAGGAGATATTCAAGACCATGAGCAGTAAATGCACGAGCACTGGTCATTGCTTTATGAAGTTTAACAATTTGAGAATGATGCACGGATCCAAAACACCGTTTAATCAACATCAACTCAAACTCGTATAACGCATGGGAATGAGTACCGTCGAATCGTGAGAAATCAGTCTCTGCTATATGTTCAGATGACATAGCGATATCGTGTACACGCTCTGCAACCTTATTAGGGTGCATTCCAAATGCGTACCACCTCTGCTGTTTAAGAACACGCATCATAGGACGCGTGTACTGAGAGTATAACAGGCAGTGTTCAGTAGGGAGGGTGGAAATGTTCCTTGGGTCAGCTATCTTGGGATAAAACTCACCCTTTTGAAAAGACTTAATCACAGTCTTGATGATATTGCGTAGATAGGCTGCCAATTTTGGTTCAGCCTCAGCATTATTTAGCTTCTGCGCAGGACGCGTCTGATCCGCAATAACATCAGAAATCTCTTCTGGATGCAGAGTTGCAGGCTCAGGAACCAAGAGCTTGGAAAACTCATACATAAAGTCGAGATATTCGGGCTTCAGTGAGGCTCCCTTAGAATCGTTGGCAGGTTCGATAATACGTTCCTGAATGGTCCACATATCATTATCTATTGACCGAGACGGTGCTGCACTTTCCGGCAGCACGGGTTGAGCAATGACACTTGAGGTCATTTTTGATGTATCAACAAACTCAGGAGACAATGGCACCTTGCGATAGGCTTGATCTTTAGACTTGTAATCAGGCCCACTCACAAGTTGATGTGATAGCTGTTTAACTGGAAAACAAGTGTAGATTAAACCGCAAGGTAATCGTGGATCATTACGAAAATCAGTCGCAACGATAGACTGAACATCGGACAACCTCAAATGCACCTTTTCATACCGTGCAGTTAAAGTTGTAACGAGCTCAGGGGGTAATGTAGCTGATTCAAACTGACCTGGGATCGAAATAGATAGACCATACTCAGGGCATCCAAATGATTGAATGGATGCGATTAAGCGTGGTCCAGTTTTCTGTTCCCAAGTGGACAACGTATCGACTTCATGAATGAGTCGCATACGTTTTAAGCCACAATCAGTATGATTGGTAGTGTTAGCAGCCACATACACTGGTATCATTAGCACATACCGCCAATGATTATTAACCCGAATAGATTCAAGTTTGTAATGGATTGAAATGCCAGGATAAGTGGCAATAAATGTATCAACCTCATAGTCCCACAATTGATGCGTGTAAGTGGCCCCACCACTCACGTGCATCGTGATACTGTTATCCACATTCGTAGTCCATTGGTATTCATGTTGTTTACCACATGGAACTAGAGGAGAGAATGTGTATAAGACTATGGGTTTCATCATCCAGAGATAATCACTCCAATTGATGTAATAATCCACATTGAATAGCTTAATCATGTGCTTATCCAACAATTGATCGTTACGTTCAGGGTGGTGATAATCCCTGGTCCAATAATGTTGGTGAGAACCACTTAAACCCTTCTTAATATCTGTCGTCGACATCTGGATGCTATAATGTTCATAACCAGACTTCGCGATAAACCCATCAATGGAAGTATTAGCGGCGTTACGCTCAGCTGCCGCCACAGGATGGGAGTGACCGCTACCAATTTTCATGGCAGCGACCACAGATATTTTCCTAAACTCAGAACGCAAGCTATCGTCAACTAAATTACGAGATCGCTTGCGGGTAAACAGTCCTACTGCATAGTAAGCCAGCCACGACAATTGCGGGAGGAATACCATTACAGATAGCACTATGAGCACATCAGGCATCATAGGAAGGACTATATAACCATTATCAAAGGCACACAAAATACCTACATAAAGACCAAGTAGGACAATAGTGCGCAATCGAGTTAAGGATATAAGAAGTGTTATAAGTTCCATCGAACCAATAAGGTTCAACACAACAATACAAACTGAAACCAGTCCCAAAATAAGGAAC